CAAACAAGTTAAAAAATAAATTATGCCAAGTTACGGAGAAAAACAAATGCCAGCAGGCGTTGTTAGAAATATAGCTAAACCTATATTAAGTTCAAGAACTATGAAATCAAAAAACGGAACAATAATACCGGCAATGACAATAGATAATTGCACTTATAAAGGTAACGCTGTTCTTAATGCAAACAAATAATGGCTTTAGAAGACTTAAAGCTGTATTGTTTAAATATAACATCAGCTACGGTTGTTAGTCTAGGATGGCTAGAGCCTGTATTGTCTATACTATTGTTATTAACTACATTAGGATATACTGCTCATAAATGGTATTTATTAAAAAATAAAAAATAATGGCAACAACATATAAATGGAAAATTAACCAGATGAACGCACATATCCAAGCTGAGGGCGAAAGTAATGTGATTTTCAACGTTCATTGGACATATACTGGATCAGAAGAGTCCGGAGGTGAAACTTATACAGACAGTTTTATAGGCTCTGAGCAATTTACATACACTGCTGGTAATCCTTTTGTACCTTATGAAAATACTGAAGCTTTTGAAAATGTAGTCATAGGTTGGCTAGAAGCTGCTTTAGATATGGATTCTATAAAAGCTAGTATAGATGCTAATATAGAAAAGCAAATAACACCAGTAAACGAAGACTTGTATTTCACTTGGCAAAACCCTTCTTAATCATGAGAAGTATAAACGAGATTATAATACATTGTTCTGCTACTAGGGAAGGGCAGGACATACCGGTGGAAACTATTAAAAAGTGGCATACTGAAGGTAGAGGTTGGACCGATATAGGTTATCATTTTTATATAGAACTAGATGGTACTATTAAAAAAGGTAGAGATATAGATAAATCAGGCGCTCATTGTAAGGGGCACAATAGAAATTCAATAGGGGTGTGTTATTGCGGAGGCGTAGAAGCTGACGGTAAGACACCAAAGGATACTAGAACACAAATACAAAAAGAAAGCTTGTTACACGTCCTTAAAACGTTAATGGCGATGTATCCGCTTGCTACTATTTATTCACATAATGAGTTTGCTAATAAAGCATGCCCATCATTTGACGCGACTAAAGAATATGAAAATCTCTGAAAATACTGAATTTAAGATTGATATAAAAACTGTAATTGGAATAATAATGTTTACTACTACAATAGTAGGTATGTATTATACTTTACAAGAAGACATAGCAGAAGCTAAAACTTTACCGCCAGTTGAAGTATCTCGTTTAGAGTATGAGTTAAAAGAAAAGTGGAATGAAGAAATGATAATGGATTTAAAAGAAAGAGTTGAAATGTTAGAGCAAGTAGACGATGTTACTTTTGAAGAGATAAGTATTCTTTCAACTTTAATAAAAGATGGCACTGAAAACGACGGTAAACTAGATGAGCTTAACAGGCAACTAGAAGCTTTACAAAATAAAAAACCTAAAGTAATAGTGAGAGAAGTTAAAGTAGATAAAAAAGGTAGAAAATTATAAGTTATGGGTAAAATTAGTCCAGCATGTAAAGCTGCAGCAAAAAAGAAGTTTAAAGTATGGCCCTCTGCTTATGCTAGCGGTTGGGGAGTAAGATGCACTAAAGCTGGCGGACCAGGTAATTATGGTGGTGGTTCTAAAGCAAGAAATAGAAATAAGTAATGGGATTTGTAAGCGCTGCTCAAAGAAAAGCTGTATGGGCTAGTAAAAATGAGCAAAAGAAAAAGAAAAAAACTAAATTAAAAACTAAAAGACGTGCCAAAAAGTAAAGTAAAAGGTGGTGGAACTAGTAAAGTTTGTTTACCTGCTAGCAAAGTAAGATCTATGTCAGCTGCTGCTAAAAAGAAAGTAGTAAATGCTAAAAGATCTGCGGCTAGTAAAGGTAAATACAAAAGATCAAGCGGTTCAAATGTTTCAGGAGCAAGACCAAAAGGTGCTACTCTTCGTGACTGGTTTGAAAAAGAAAACTGGATAAATGTAGCAACTGGTCAACCATGTGGCGCTTCAAGTAGAAAACGTAAAAACAAAAACAAATGAAAAAATTTAAAGTTCATCCAATGTACAAAGACTGCAAGGTTAAAATGGCTTTTACTAAAGAAGACCATAATAAGCTTGAAAAACAAGGTTATAACCATAAAAAAGACCCTTCTTGTAAAAAGAAAAAGTAATGGCAATAAGAAAAACTACAAAAGGTAAAGGCAGAAACTTCAGAACTGTAGAAGAAGGTGCCGGTATGACATCTAAAGGCGTTAAGGCATATAGAAAAGCTAACCCTGATAGTAAATTGAAAACAGCAGTTACTAAATGTGATGTTAAAGCTGGAACAAAAGCGTATAAAAGACAAAAAGCATTTTGTAGTAGATCTAAAAGTTGGACTGGTAAAAGAGGTAAAGCTGCTAGAAAAAGATGGTGTTGTTCAAGATTTTAAATTAAATATTATGAAAGATAAAGGTTTAGGAGATACAATAGAAAGATTCACAACCGCTACAGGTATAAAAAAAATGGCAGATATGATACCAGGTGGTTGTGGCTGTGATCATAGAAAAGATTGGTTTAATAAAAACTTTCCTTATAAAAAATAAATATTATGGCATTTCCAGAAATTAAAAAAGAAAATCAAGGTAAATTCAAGAGATGGGTAAAAAGAAATATGCCTGGAGAATCTACTTGTAGCGCGGCTTCTAAAATAATGAAAGCTAAAGAAGGTAAATATTCTGGATCTGTTAGAAAAATGGCTAACTACGCTAATAACATGGGTTGTTCTAAAAAGAAATAATTATGGGTATTTTTGATAAAATAAAAGCTAAAAAAGCTTATAAAAAAAGATTAGCAGCTGCTGGTCCTTTGAACAAGCCTAAGGAGCCTTTTTACATAAGTAAAGATGGTAAAGAGCTTTCTAAAAAAGAGTATTATAACATGGTTGGTAGTAATAAGTATACTGAGACTGCTAGAGATAAGTATATTTATGAAAACTCTACTCAATCAATGAATAAGAAGAAAAGAAAGATTAAAATTAAGAAATAATGCCAAATCGAAAACAAAGAAAACGAGCTAAAGCAATTAATAAAAGATTAGGTAGAGATGTGCAAGTTAAACTCACTAATAAATATAGAGGTAAAGGAACTACTAAAACTAATTTAGGTCAAGGTGTTCACAAGTGTTGGAATGGTATTTGTCAAAAAGCAGATGATATATTTACTAAAGATCCAGGTAAAAAAAGAAAAATTAAAACAACACGTTCTAAAAAAGAAACAACTATAGATAAAGATCCGTCTGGAAAAAGAGATGGTATAGATTTTCCTAATTTTAGTTTAAACAAATTGAATATAGGCATTGGAACTTTGAAAGGTATTGGAGGAAGCTTAAAAGGCAGAAAAGGTAGAAGAACAGATGAATTTTTAAATACAGATTCTGAATACCAATATTACGAAGATGAATCAGGTAATACTATGACGTGATGGAAAAGAAAACATTTAAAGAAACTAAAGTAGGTGCTTTTTTAGCTAGCAAAGCTCCTAAAGTATTACAAGCTCTTGGAGATGTGTTACCTAATCAAGGAACTCTTGGTGTAGTAAAAAATATTATATCAAGTGATAATAAGATTAAGGCGGTTGATAAAGAGCAAGCTATGAAACTCATAGAACAAGACATAGCTGAAATGAAAGAAGTATCTAGTAGATGGAGAAGTGATATGAAAAGTGATTCTTGGCTTTCAAAAAATACTAGACCTTTAGCTCTTGTGTTTTTAACTGGATCAGCCGTGTTTATGATGGCTGTAGATTCTTTTCATTTACAGTTTCAAGTTGATGAAGCTTGGATAAACTTATTAAAAACATTACTGGTAACAGTTTATGTAGCATACTTCGGAAGTCGTGGTGCTGAAAAAATAACAAAAATAAATAAATAAAAAATGGACGGTTTACAAGGGAACATGATGGCTCAACCAAGAGTGTTTGGTCACGACGCCGTAGCTTTAACAGCTGGAACAAGTGCAATAGCAAACACAAGCGAAAGAGGAGTAGTTATATATAGCGGTAAAAATGCAGCACAAGATATTACAATAGTAACTGAAGCTGGAACTGAAATTGAATTTAAAAATGTACAACCTGGAACAGTTGTAGGTAATACAACACCTATGTTAGCTACAAAATTAATTGCAGGAACTCAATGTGTGGCAATATATTAAACAAAAACAACAAACAATCAAATAAAATCAAATAAAATGTCAAAAGCAAAAAAAATAACAAAAAAAGAATTAGAATCAATTAAAGAATTACAGAATAATCTTAATAATACTATTCAAAATGTCGGCGTATTAGAAGCTCAAAAACATAGATTTCTACATGAAGTAGCAGAAAGGAATAAAGAAATAGAAGACTTGAAAGTAAAACTAGAATCTAAATACGGGTCTGTTAATATTAGCCTTGAAGATGGTACTTATACTGATGCGAAAGAAGATGTCGAAAGCGATAAGAAAGATTAGTATAGGTTCTGATTATAAAAACGATGCTATGCATTATTCTATAGGCCAAGAGGTTTATGGAGGTCATATTATTAAAACAATAATTTTTGAACAAGAAGATCAATCGTATAATATTTTTATATATAAAAACGATGAGGTGTTACCTTGGAAAAAGTTTAATTGTAATATGGCTATATCTGTAGAATATGATTTAAAATATTAATGAATAGTATTTACGATTATATAATAGAGCCTATTGGTGAAAGATATAATAATGTTAAAAAAATAGATAAAAAAGAACTAATTTTAAATACTAAAATAGAAACTTTTAAATCTGTAAACAAAAAAGCTAAAGTTGTAAGTGTTCCAAAAGCTTACAACTTAGATATAAAAACAGGTGACATAGTGTACGTTCATCATAATGTTTTTAGAAGATTTTACGATATGAAAGGTAGAGAAAAAAATAGTAGATCTTATTTTAAAAAAAATTTATATTTTTGTTCAGTTGATCAAATATATCTATACGAAAGAAATAATATAAGAAAATCTTTTTTAGATAGATGTTTTGTAAAGCCTTTAGCCTCTAAAAAACTTGGAGATAAAACAATACCTAACAAAGGTATTTTAAAATATGGAAATAAGTTTTTAAAAAACTTAAATATAGTTGAAGAAGACTTAGTTGGTTTTCCTAATGCTAGAGAGTGGGAATTTGTGATAGATGAAGAATTATTATATTGTATGAAATCAAAAGACATATTAGTTAAATATGGACATAAAGAAGACCAAAAAGAGTATAATCCAAGCTGGGCAAAAGGCTATTGAGGAATTAATTAAGGTGGCAAAAGAAAAGATTGTTGACTCAGACGACGATGTAAGCGCTGATAGATTAAAAAATGCTGCCGCAACAAAAAAATTAGCGATAATGGATGCTTTTGAAATTCTTTCAAAAATTAACGAAGAGGAAGAAATGTTAATGGAGAAGAGCAAAGAGGTTAAAGAAGAAAGAAACTTTAAAGGATTTGCAGAAGGGAGAAGCAAGTGAGTTACAAGCAAACTCTTTGGAAAGAAATAAAAGACGTTGTAAATCCTAAGATATTAGCTAAAAACAATAGATTTAAAAAATGGGATTATGGTTATAATTCTGATTATGATTTTATAGTAATAAGTAAAACTGGAAAAATTGGACAAATCATTGAAATACAGAATCTCAGGATTGCTTTACCAACAGCAGATAAACCGTTTAAACGAAGCGAAAAGAAAACGGAACAACGTTGGGAAAGACAAGAGTATCCGAAAGAACTAAAAAGAATTAAAAGTAGGTTTGACTGGGAGGAATATCCAGCTGATTTTAAAGAAAAGTGGTATGATTATATCGACGAAGAATTCAAAAGAAGAGAACAAGGTTACTGGTTTTATAATAACAATATTCCTACTTATATTACTGGTACACATTACATGTACCTCCAATGGTCAAAGATCGACGTTGGAGCCCCTGATTTTAGAGAAGCAAATAGATTATTCTTTATATTTTGGGAAGCATGCAAGGCAGATACTAGATGTTACGGAATGTGCTACCTTAAAAACCGACGATCTGGATTTTCATTTATGTCCTCGGCAGAACTTGTTAACCAAGCGACCATATCAAGCGACTCCAGATTCGGTATACTCTCTAAATCTGGATCAGATGCTAAAAAAATGTTTACAGATAAAGTCGTACCAATATCCGTTAACTATCCGTTTTTCTTCAAACCGATCCAAGACGGTATGGATCGTCCTAAAACAGAACTTGCATACAGAGTTCCAGCTTCAAAGCTTACTAGAAGGAAGCTTGAAAGCAATGAACAACTAAGAGAGTTAGACGGGCTTGATACAACTATTGACTGGAAAAATACTGGTGATAACTCTTACGATGGTGAAAAGTTAAAGTTATTAGCTCACGATGAAAGTGGTAAATGGGAAAGACCTGATAATATATTAAACAACTGGAGAGTTACAAAAACTACATTAAGGCTAGGATCTAGAATTGTGGGTAAGTGTATGATGGGCTCAACTTCAAACGCATTAGACAAAGGTGGAAACAACTTCAAAAAATTATACTATAATTCAGACGTTACAAAAAGAAATAGAAATGGACAAACTTCTTCTGGACTCTATTCTTTGTTCGTCCCTATGGAGTGGAACTACGAAGGATTCATGGATTCTTACGGATCACCTGTTTTCATTGGAGAAAAAGATTCTATCAAAGGAGTCGACGGTTTTGAAATTACAACAGGCGTTATCGAACACTGGGAAAACGAGGTTGAAGGCTTAAAGTCAGATCAAGATAGTTTAAACGAATATTACAGACAGTTTCCAAGAACTGAAAAACACGCTTTTAGAGATGAAACTAAACAAAGTCTTTTTAATCTTACTAAAATATACGAACAAATTGATTATAACGAAGATTTTAATAACAGAACAAATATAACTAAAGGTAGTTTTCAGTGGTTAAATGGGGTTAAAGACACAGAAGTAATATTTGTACCTAATAAAGATGGTAGGTTTCAAGTGAGTTGGGTTCCACCTAAGTCACTTCAAAATAAAGTTATTATAAAAAGTGGAATTAAATATCCAGGTAATGATCATGTAGGTGCTTTTGGTTGTGATAGTTATGACATTAGTGGCACTGTTGATGGTAGAGGCTCTAAAGGATCACTACACGGGTTAACTAAGTTTTCTATGGATGAAGCTCCGTCTAACCACTTTTTTTTAGAATATATATCAAGACCACAAACGGCTGAAATATTTTTTGAAGATGTGTTAATGGCTTGTGTATTTTATGGAATGCCTATACTAGCAGAAAATAATAAACCTAGATTATTATACTATTTTAAACGTAGAGGTTACAGAGGTTTTTCAATGAACCGTCCTGATAAAATTTGGAATAAACTTTCTACTACAGAAAAAGAAATAGGTGGAATACCTAATTCAAGCGAAGATATTAAACAAGCGCACGCTGCTGCTATTGAAGCTTACATTGATACTTATGTAGGTTTAAAAGAAAACGGATATGGAGACATGTATCATCAAGATACATTGGAAGACTGGGGTAAATTTAATATAAACAATAGAACAAAACACGATGCGTCTATTAGTTCTGGACTTGCTATAATGGCTTGCAATAGAAATAAATATAAACCAATAGCAGATAGAAAATTAAAAAAAGTAAATTTAGGAATAAAAAAGTATAATAATGATGGATTTCTTTCAAAAATTAATAAATAAATGATATACACTAATACTAGAAGCTCTTTTCCAGATCAAGTAATTCCACAAGAAGAGAAAATGACTGTAGAGTATGGACTGCAAGTAGCAAGAGCTATAGAAGGTGAATGGTTTAGTCAAGGAGTCGGTGGTAATAGATATTCTTTTAATTACACTATATTTCACCAAAGAAGACTTTACGCTAGAGGAGAGCAGTCTGTTCAAAAATACAAGGATGAATTATCTATAAACGGTGATTTGTCTTATTTAAATTTAGATTGGAAACCCGTACCGGTAATTCCTAAATTTGTAGATATTGTCGTAAATGGTATGTCAGATAAAATGTATGACATAAGAGCATTTTCACAAGACCCAGCTTCACAAAAGAAAAGAACTGAATATGCTGATAAAATATATAGAGATATTCAAGCTAGAGAGTTTATTCAAACTATGCAACAAGAATTAGGCATAGACCTTAAAGAAGCGCCTGCAGGAGCTCCAGAAACAGAAGAAGAACTAGAGATACACATGCAATTGGATTATAAACAATCTATTGAAATTGCAGAAGAAGAATTAATAGAAAATACTTTAGCTAAAAATAAATATGATTTAACTAGAGCTAGATTTAATAGAGACTTAGTTGTATTAGGTATTGGAGCTGTTAAAACTTCTTGGAATAAATCAGAAGGTATTGTTGTTGATTATGTTGATCCAGCTAATTTAGTATGGTCATATACGGAAGATCCAAATTTTGAAGATATATACTATGTTGGTGAAGTTAAGAATATTAGTTTACCAGAACTTAAAAAAGAGTTTCCTGAATTAACAAATCAACAGTTAGAACAAATACAAAAATATCCCGGCAATACTAATTACACAAGAAACTGGACAGGTAAAGACAATAATAACACTGTACAAGTATTATATTTTGAATATAAAACCTATATGGATCAAGTGTATAAAATAAAATATACTGAAAACGGTTTAGAAAAAGCTTTAGAAAAACCTGACTTTTTTAATCCACCACCAAGTGATAATTTTGATAAAGTTTCTAGATCAATAGAAGTACTTTATTCTGGAGCTAAAATATTAGGTCATGATATAATGTTAGACTGGAAAATTGCAGAAAACATGACTAGGCCTTATTCAAACACTGTTAAGGTTAATATGAATTATCAAATAGTAGCTCCTCATATGTATAAAGGTCGTATAGAGTCAACTGTAGAACGTATGATAGGTTTTGCTGATATGATTCAATTAACTTCCTTAAAACTACAGCAAGTGCTTTCTAGAGTAGTTCCAGACGGTGTATTTATGGATGTAGATGGGCTAGCGGAAGTAGACTTGGGTAATGGTACTAATTATAATCCAGCCGAAGCATTGAATATGTATTTTCAAACTGGTAGTATAGTTGGTAGATCAATGACTCAAGATGGTGACATTAATCAAGGTAAAGTTCCAATACAAGAATTAAACACTTCTTCGGGTGGTCAAAAGATAAATTCTCTTATATCAACTTATGAATATTATCTTAAAATGATTAGAGATGTGACCGGGTTAAACGAAGCTAGAGATGGAACAATGCCAGACAAACAGTCTTTAGTAGGATTGCAAAAATTAGCAGCCGCTAATTCAAATGTAGCAACTAGACATATATTAAATGCTAGTTTATTTCTTACGTTAAGAGCTTGCGAAAATATATCGTTAAGAGTTGCCGATAGTATACAGTTTGATTTATTAAGAGAAAGTTTAATAGATAGTATAAGCTTATACAATGTTAAAACATTAGAAGAGGTTCAGAATCTTCATTTGTACGATTTTGGCATTTATTTAGAGGTTGAACCTGATGAAGAAGCTAAAGCTGCTTTAGAGCAAAATATACAAATAGCTTTACAGCAACAGTCAATAAGCTTACCGGATGCTATAGAGATAAGAGAAATAAAAAACTTAAAATTAGCTAATAAATTATTAAAACTTAAGCAGGAGCAAAAAGCTGAAAAAGATCAACAAAGTAACTTAGCTAACATAAAAGCTCAAGCTGACGCAAATGCACAAGCTTCTGAAAGAGCTGCTATGGCAGAAGTTCAAAAACAACAAGCTTTAGCACAAACTACTTTGCAAATTGAACAAGGTAAATCTCAATTTGAATTACAGAGAATGCAAAGCGAAACTGAATTAAAAAAGCAATTAATAGAATTACAGTATGGGTTTGATAAAGAGTTAAAAGCTATGGAGGTTCAAGGTATGAGAGATAAAGAAGCTTTCATAGAAGATCGTAAAGATGAAAGAACTAAAATACAAGCAACTCAACAAAGTCAACTAATACAACAAAGACAGGATGGTACTTTACCAACCAATTTTGAAACGCCTACTAATTAGGCTAATTATTATATAATATCATATCATGGAAAACAAAGAAAATATACCACAAGAGGGTGACTTTAAAATGAAAAAGCGTCCTAAAAAATTATCCAACAACAAACCAGAATCTAACAAAATAGATTTATCTAAAAAGCCAGAAGTAAAAGAAACTGAACCTGCTAAGATAGATTTAAACAAAAATAAAGAAGATGCCGTTCAAACACAAAGCACAAATGATAGCAATGTTATTGTCGAAGAAAAGAAAAACGAGACAAGTGGCGAAAAAATGGTTGAAGAAGTACGGGCCACCGAAGAAGTAATATCACCAATAGTAGAAGTAAAAGAAGAAGAGGTTAAAGAAGAAGTTAAAGAAACTACTAAAGAACTAAAAGAAGCAGTAAGAGATGAAAAGGTAACAGGTAAACCTCTACCAGAAAACATTGAAAAACTAGTTTCATTCATGGAGGAAACTGGTGGAACAGTTGAAGATTATGTAAGATTAAATGCTGATTATTCATCAGCTGATGATGTTACTTTACTAAAAGAATTTTATAAACAATCTAAACCTCATTTAAATAACGAAGAAATTGAGTTTTTACTTAATGATGAATTTTCGTATGATGAGGATGAAGATGATGAAAAAACTGTACGTAAGCGCAAGCTTGCAATAAAGGAAGAGGTTGCTAAAGCCAAAAACTTTTTAGAGCAAACAAAGAGTAAGTATTACGACGAGATCAAGTTGAGACCGGGCGTTACTCAAGAGCAACAAAAAGCTATGGATTTTTTCAACCGATATAATAGTGAGCAAGACAAGGTAAATAAGACTCGTGAAGATTTTATTGATAGATCAAACAAGTTTTTTAATGAAGATTTCAAAGGTTTTGATTTTAAATTAAAAGACAAAAACGTGAAATATCAAATTAGTAATCCAAGTGAGTTAGCAAAAAATCAAAATGATATTGCAAATTTTCTTAAGAAGTTCTTAAATGAAGATGGGGCAATTACGGATTTAAGTAACTACCACAAATCTTTGTTTGCGGCACAAAACATAGACACTATAGCTAGTCACTTTTATGAACAAGGAAAAGCTGACGCTGTGAAAACAGAGTTTGCTAAGTCTAAAAATATTAACTCTGAACCAAGACTATCTCCTGATCCAGATGCGGTATTTTTAGGTGGAATGAAAATAAAAGCGGTTAGTGGAATAAATAGTGCTAAATTAAAAATAAGAAAAAAATAAAAACTCAATATAATGGGACAATTCACAGTGACAAATGCTGGATTAGCACCTACTCAAGATCAGTCGATCCTTTCTACTAACTATTTACAGTGGAATGATGCAGCTGGAGCTAATTTTGCAGATTTCGCACAACAATTTTTACCTGAGCTTTATGAGCAAGAGGTAGAAAGATTTGGTAACAGAACGTTATCAGGTTTCTTAAGAATGGTTGGCGCTGAAATGCCAATGACATCGGATCAAGTAATTTGGTCTGAACAAAATAGATTACACGTTGGTTATGATGATGTAGATAAAGCTGATAACGCTGCTGGCACAGTTTTTACTGTACAAGCACCTCTTGGAGCTGCTCCTAACGAAGTAGTTGTAAGAATTAATCAAAGTATAGTGGTATTTGATCCAGCTTCTGGACTAACACTAAAAGGTTTAGTTACTGCTACAGCTAACGATGCTACCCCAGCACCTGGATCTTTTACTTTTACTGCTGTTTGTTATACTGCTGCTACTTTTGGAGCTTTAGGTAACACAGGGCTAAAAGTATTTGTTTATGGTTCTGACTTTGCTAAAGGTACTGAAGGAATGATAGGTTCTGTTACTCCTCAAGTAACTCAATTTAGCAATAGACCAATTATCATTAAAGATAAATATTTCGTAAATGGTTCTGACACTGCTCAGATCGGTTGGATCGAAGTTGCTACTGAAGATGGTACATCTGGATACTTGTGGTATATGAAAGCTGAATCAGAAACTAGATTAAGATATGAAGATTATCTTGAAATGGCTATGG